CATGCGAAAAAAGAACACCTCCGGAATCTTATTCCGAAGTTCATCATCGATCGACTCACCAAAGTCGCCCCTCAGAACGAAGGGATAGAGAGAGACATCGGTCGCAGGGAAAAGATAATCTCTAAACCGGCTCATTCGGTAAACGAGATTCTGATCGGGGGTTCCTATCCCCTATTTCTCTACCTTTCTGAAAAGAAGAAGAAATTTTACTGGTACAACAATGACGTCGATATTTTCATTCTCAAGAAAATGTCATTGAACGGATTTTCAATTCGTCAGCGTCTTCTCAGATACGCCATGGATGGAAAACACAACCCATGGGTGAGTACTTTTTCATTCGGGTGTAGACATAGACATGTTGATGTGGTTCGGACCACATGCAACAGTGTGGAGGACTTCATCAACTCAATCGACATCTCGGTAGTTGGATTTTTCATTGTTCACAAAACCACGGAAGTTCCAGAAGATGTGGTCCTTATCCGTGAGGTCTGGGATGAGTGGTTTTTGATGGCCATTCCTGAAGCGATTGAGGACATCGAGAATGACCGAATTACTTTATATAGAAGGGAAGAAGATCCTCTCTACCCAAAATCTCTGTCTCGTCTTTCGAAATACAAGGAACGTATGTGTCCAAAGGAGGTTGTCAAACGGACAATGGTTACAAAGATAGATGAGAGTACTGGAGATGTTGTCTCAGTGACCACGTCTAGAAAGACAAACACGGATACAGGGGAGGTGATCGTAGAGACTACTTCTAAAAAGGTGGACAAGGATACCCTTCCAGGGCCGTTTGATATTCCTTGTTGTGTCGGAGGATACCCATGGGGAGATGATTTTTAAATTTCAGTATAAAATATTGAAATTGAATCACAAATGTAACCATTATTAAGATAAAATGAGCACTCTACTCCATTTCTGTACTGGGAAGATTGCCATTTACGTTAGAAGAGGTGACCAAGAATGGGGTGATTTCTATTACATTCATGATCTGAAACTGTATTCTAAATATGAAGATGAAGAAAATAGTAAAATGAATTCTACAAGAATCATTCATGACCGGGAATTTCTCAAAATCTATTACTCCATGGATTACTACATTACATTTGATTTGGATAAAGCACTGGAAATCATCCCTGAAATAGGAACAGGGGAACAATTTTTGGGAATGGAAAAAGATGATGGAAAAATAGTAGATAGTATTGGAGATGAAGTAGACAAGAAATATGTTCTAGAACAATGCATGAGTCATATGACGGATGTTCATGCGCATACAGAATTTAAATATGAAAATTACCTAGTTGAAAAGTAAAATATGTATTATTTCCTTTTGTACAGAACAGGTCCAAAAAAGTACCCTAAAAGAAATGCTAGAAAAAGAATGATGACAAAAAACACTCTAGTGTTGGTTGTTTCATATTCTTCGTAAACATTCTTAAGAATCTCAAACTCTCTATCAAAGAGTGTTTGCATCTCCTCCTTGATCTTGACTATTTTTTCATAATCTTCCATAGAGTTGCTGTCTTCCCATTTGTCTAAATATATAATTCTGTCATCTATCAATTCATCAACCCTGTCATATATGTCAAGAATCTCTTGTTGCTTATCAGGGATGGTAAAATGTTTGAGAAGATCCTCTCTTTTTTCTTGAATAATTTCATGGTTAACTCTTCTTGGTTTGTAACCAAGTCTCTCTTCTATTGTGCTCATTTTAATATAAATATCAACACTAAACAAACAATAATGAACATTAAAATATATAAATAGAGTTTGGCGTACTTCTGATCAATTTCATCATTCATCTTGTCAAATAATTCTCTTTCTTTCCAGAGGAGTTTTACTATCTTTTTACTATCTCCTTTATCGATTAAATCATCTAGTTCATCATATATCTCGAGAAAATCTTTGTGGTATCTATGATCTGGATACTTAAGAACTACTTCTCTTTTAGCTTGAATACTTTCATGGGTAACATCCATTTTATAAGAATTCATTTCTTAACCGATTACTCACGGGGGCTACATAATTTGAAGGTCTCCTTGCTCCTCTTCCGGGAAGAAGTGTTGGATCGGTTAAATCATTTACCTTAATCTCTTTGTCAATATGTGGAAATGCAACCACATTCACTGGTCCTTTAATGATGCTTTTTGGATCATATTGGTTTTTGAGATAATGTCCATAGAAAACAAAACAACAGAAAAAGATTCCCAATGCAGCAAAGACACTCATTAAAATAATCATGGCATTTCGTCCTTGAGTGCTTTTGAAATCCTCCTCGTTCCTGGGATGATCAAAAGCAGCGGCTAATACAACCGAAATGATAAATGAAATTCCGAGGCAAACTAAACCAGCAATGGTAACAATTCTGATATAGGAAGGAACTTCATAGTCATCATTAATCTTATCCCATTCATCTAATTTGTCCATTTTATTATAACCAGAAAATCTATCCAACAGAACGATTTGGTGTTAACAAATGATACACCGAGTAAGGTTCTCCCCGTTTTTTATCTGAGATAAAAATGATTTGGTTATAATAAACTAAATCAATCTAAAAAGAGTTGTCCGATATGGGTATTGAACATTTTCGTAAAATCTTTGAACAGGTAAAACAGTTTCGACCAGCTGCCGATGTTAAACTACCTTCAAAGATCATGAGTGTCTTCATTGACTGCAATGGTATTTTTCATAATGCTAAGAATGGAGTTTATCCCAAAGCATTAGATGAAAAAGAAGTGAAACGTGTCAAAAAGAAATATAGTAAAAGTGATCTGAAACAAAAATATCTAGAAGCCATTACTGACAAGTTGGATCAAATTCTGGGTGAATTTGGACCGACGCATAATTTTATCATCGCGCCAGACGGCGTGGCGAATGCTGCCAAGTTAAATCAGCAAAAAACGCGTCGTTTTAAACCCCCTGAACCAGACGAGGAATATTGGGGGTTTGATGGAAGAGCTCTTACCCCCGGTACTGAGATCATGTTTCAGATTGATCGACATATTAAGAAATGGCTCAAAAATCATCCAAATCTTCCTCCCAACACTATCTATTCATCTCAGATGGATCCCGGCGAGGGAGAACACAAAATTTTTCAATTCATCCGAGACGGGATGTTGATTGGAGATGTTGAAGAAGGTAATCATGTTGTTTATGGGGCCGATGGAGATCTTTATATTCTTTCTGTCCTATGTGATCTTCCTAATATGTATCTTCATCGTGATGATAAGGGTGAGGTAAACTATGATATTGAGAAATTTAAGGATGGTATCTATGATAGATTGTATTTTGATGGTTGTGAAGAGCGTCTTATCTACCAAGATTTTGCACTTCTCTCTACCTTTGTTGGGAATGATTTTGTATCTAAGATGCCTAATCTCCCAGGAACCTATCGAACATTAATCGAGATGTTTAAGATTTATACCCGGATCAAAGTTCATCTCACCGATGAAGAAGGGGAGATTGTCTGGGAAAATTTCTCTCAATTCCTGAGAAAAGTAAACAACTGGAAAGTGAATGATGAGGATTTGTATCTTTACAGTATTTACAACCCCTATAATAAACTAAGATACCAGACAGTGGGTATAATGGATTATGTCAAGATCACAGAAAAACACTCTGGAAGAACTATTCATTGGGAGGAAAGAGACTATGACCCAGGACGAGATACCCGTGAATTTGATCGACGGGGGTTTGAAAAATGTTGGTATGAGAAACATTTCAAACCAGTAGATCCTACTTTGTACAAGAGAGCTGGTGAGAAAGAATATTATACCAAGAAAGATATTTTCAATATGTGTGTTAGTTATCTTAAGATTCTACAATGGTTTCTCTACTACTATATCAAGGGTTATCGTTATGTGAGTCAACATTTTTTCTATCCCTATCGAATTACACCCCTCACACATAATTTGAATTACTATCTTAAAAATATCCTGGAGAGAGGAAATGAAGAAATTTTGATGAGCGGAATTATACATAAGAGCAGTGAGTTTAGAATTACACCTATCCATCAACTTCTTTCAGTCCTTCCACCCAATGCAATCACAATCATTCCAAGCCAATTCCGACCTCTTTACAAAGGAACCGTCTCGGTTAATCCGTCGGAATACCTTATCCCTCCCCCGGAGAACACTAACGCAGCTCATCATGTCGTCCCACTTGTCCCACCGGTTAACTTAGAATTAGTCAACTTCCTGATTGAGGAGAGTGGAGTCCCCATACCTAAAAAATATCAACCGGAAGGTCGGCTCCGTTATCGGAGATAAAATTGAATTTTTAAAAAAAATTCTATCATATAGTAAAGATGTCTGATTCGGATAGTTGCAGAGCAGCCAAGGCACTTCTCAGGCTCAGGGGATCTCCCCCGAGACTGATGAAGAAGTTCCATCGTCGGGGGATCTCCCCCCATGACATCAGGGTCGCCACTATCCTGTTGAGACTGTCCGATCCCTCATACAAGGGATTCGAACCGTCCCCGGGAATGTGGCAGAGCTGCTCTTTTTGTCATCGTTTCTCAGTGGCGAAGCGTCACCGACCCCTTCAGTGTCGGGACAAGACGTTGCTCTGGTGCGCTAGGCGTATCAGGTTCATCAACGGGAAACTTGTCCCTGTCTATGGCTTTGACGAGGACGGCAACCTGCTCATGGACAGGCACATGCGAGAGTGCCTGTCGTATCAGGTGGAGATTCTGATGAGAGATCGTCAGATGAGCATGGAGGACGCTCATGCGGCAGTCCTGATTCGCTGATCAGGAAAACAAATCTATATATTTGTTTTTATTTTTGATAAAATTGAATCCAAAAACAAGATTTTAAAGAAAAACATGTCTGCTGAATCGGAAAGGGTGATCTGTCCTGACTGCGGCGATCCATTCACCGCAAGAGGTCTGTCCCTCCATCGACGCTATTGCGACAGAGACATGCCATTACTCACCTGTCTTCATTGTGGAGGGAAATACTCTGGACGCGGTGCTCTGACCGCGCATGAGAATCGCTGCTTTCCCAAGAATCTCCTAGAAGGCAAGGCGAAGGCCTCGAACGGCGCTGGGAAGGCGAAGGCCTCGAACGGCGCTGGGAAGGCGAAGGCCTCGAACGGCGCTGGGAAGGCGAAGGCCTCGAACGGCGCTGGGAAGGCGAAGGCGAAAACCCTTGACTTCGAGGAGGTGATTGGGAGGAAGATCGACGCCTGTATGAGTTTGGGGTACAACGTTGACGTTGACGCCAACGATGTTGACCTTTCCGTCTTCTCTTAGATTACAAATTAAATATTTGTAATAAAATGGAAATAGTTTTTCTTAACACCGGACATGTTTTCAATATGATGGATAAGAAGGGCATCACTACTTATTTGAAACAGATAGGATTGGTTGATCATGTTTCAACTCTTAAAAGAAGGTGTGATCAATATATCAAATTTTCCAAAGAAGATTATTTTGAGAAATATTTAGAAAGAAGAGTGAATAGAAATATTTCCAGTCAGTTAGGTGTAGAAGATGATTTTCTAGAGATGGTAGAGAAGAAACATCCAACCATTACCAAGTTGATCAAAAGGGGTAGGGTTATCAAACTCCAAGGGGTTGATAATTTTTTCTTAACTCTGAGAAGGATCAAACAGACTAATATCTTTACTGATAATCTAATTCATGAGACCTATATTTCTGTTTCTCCGGTTCGAGTTTATGAATATCTCCAGTCACTCTCTTTTCTCAGAAATGGAGAAATATATGAGATGGAAGAAGAATTCATTCATGAGGTTTGGAATACCTATCCTGAGTATTTTCTATGCACAACCCATATTGACAAGGATGGTAAGATACAAAGTGATTATGATATTCAGATCTCCATGTTGAAGAAATCTTTAATCAGAGAATTCAAAAAGAAGTATCCCTTCAAGTACAAATATTATCGAAAAGAGGAAAAGAGCCCCTGTAATGAATCTAAACATGGTCTAATTCATGGGTTGGTTCATCGTCTAAACTCGACTAATATGTCGTCCATGATTAGTGTTACAAAATCTGGTTGGTTAGATCCATTTTATAATAACACAAGTATATTCAAAGCATGGAAATCTGGTGTATATATGAAGTTGATGACAGGTGAGAATGAAAATTTGAATAGTGGAATGATAAATTTGATTTTTAGTGTCGCCCTTCTGGACGATCTAGACTATTATGGCAATGATGATGAAGATTTTGGAGTTAGAGGCGGTTATAGTTTTTACAAAGGTTTCTCATATAAGGTTCCGAAGGAACTGAAGAAGTTCTCAAGTGCCGAGAGGGCTGTTATCTATGGAATGGAAAACGGAGAGATTATTTTTAGAGAACCAGTTTCACTTGAACGATATCTGGAAAAGATTGTTGTCCCAGAAGGAAGGTTCGGAGACGAGTTTATGGCCAACAAAAAAATTCCCCAATATTACCGGGATATGATGGTTCGAGAATTAGAACCAGGTGCTTATTATCGTAAACACTGCAATGGAGAAATGGTTAAAACTCCTAAAATATCTGGGAAATATGAGGATATAGAAGAGATTCCAGAAGAATTAATCCCGGATGAAGATCTAATTGAATTGGTAAAACGGGAAAGCGTAGAATTGATTCAGGGTGATGTGAGAAGGATGAAAGAAATTCCATATAAAAAAATAAAGATAACATAAAATGAACAAGATTGTCACTCCCCTCCTAGAGTTCAAGAATCAACTGAAGATGTATCACTGGACTACCACTGTCGATTCAAAACACAAGAACAGTGACAAACTTATTGGAGAAATGGATGAGTTGATTGATGAGTTTGTGGAGGTGCTGAGTGGTAGTCGGGATAAGAAACCTTCTTTTGTTGTCAAATTGGAATTGAAAAAGATGACCGATGCTGGGATTTTGAAGTATCTGGAAAAGTTTAGGGTCTGGTTGAGTGATGATCTCACTTCTCTTCTGAAGGAACATGAGACTGATTTGATGAATTTGAAAGATGAGATGATCGGTGCTATCAATCGTGGTCTGTATCTCCTCCGCAATGCATAACTTTATATTATCAAGATATAAAATTTATTTCCTCCTGATTAGAAGGCGACCCTTCTCAATAGAAACCTTCAGATTCTCCTCTCTTGTGTATTTGAAACAACACATCTCCTGAATCGGAATGCACCATCCAAGATGATCTGGGACATGGATAACCTTCTTATCAGGGGTGAGTTTTTGGGCATTCTTATTAACCATCTTTTTGAAATGTGGATAGAATGCCCGTAAATGTGTCGTTTTCAATCTCTGGATGAAATCCATTTTATTGTCATATTTTCTTTTGGGTATCAGTTTAGACAACCTCGGGAGACCAGTTGACACAAACTGTCCCAACAGTACTGGAAACAAACACCTTTAGATCAGTCACCCGCTCCTTCATGAACCTTTCACAACACCGTTTGAGGATGTTTCTCTGTTGCCAACACCCCCCGGTGAACTCGGCCGGGAAACTATGTGAACAAGAAGGTCCAAGTGGCAGATGTTCCAGTTCGAGAAGAAGTTGAACCATCCTATGTTTGAAGAATCTATAGGCTCTCTCGAACCTTTCCTCGTCGCTCTCGTGAGAAAGTTCAAGTAGTTTCAATCTGAGTGAAATCATTTATATTCAAAATATTTTGTTTTTGAATTCAATTATGGTTTGTATTTGGATAGGACTTCTTGAAATCTTTTTGCCTGTTTCTCACAATCTTTCATCATCTCATATAGTTCAGCAAGATATTCTTGGCTGTTTTCAGTATGTCCTCTTTCATGATCACTATTATATCCATTCTCTCTTGTAAGTTTATCCTGGATCCGTTCCAGTTCTTCGGAGGTCGCTGGTGTGGGTTTCATTTTATTCAATATTGAATCTATTCAGAGTATGGGGAAGTCGGGTGGAGGAACTCCGAATCCAAGTGGACGAGTGTCCTCGGTGATGACAAACTTGTTCACATCATTGTAGACACGATTTTTACTCCTCACAATCATCGGGATTAATGGAAGACTTGCAAACTTAACCCGGCAACACATTCGTTTCAAACCCATATCATTCATTACTTTCACCAATTTCTTTCCCTTATCTGGATCGTCATAAGGGACATCTTTCAATCTCTCATAGAAGATACGGAATCTCCGTGAGACATAAGTTGGGTCACCATTCTCATCTAGACAACTGCAAAATTCCATTGGATAATTGTAAAAATTGATTGTTTTCTCTTCTTTCCCTTCGCTCATTTTATTATGCCTCCTCTTTTATTCCAAATTCATTTCTGAGAAAGTCTCTAGATATTTTTTCCAATACTTCCTGAGCATCCTTCAACCTGATTTTCACATCACTAACATCGAGGGTGTTTGTGTATTTGAAAAGATAACTGGAAAACTCACTGTCATAGATCTCAGTTCTTCGTGTACACAACATCATATAATCTTTCAGGATTTCTCCCTCTGTTATCTGTTTTTTGAACTCGTCTACAATTTCATCATCTCGTCCGTCCCAGGCTTTCATTATTTTGAACAATGAAGTTTCATTCATTGGAAGATTTTTCATATCTCTTACCAAAATACAGTCTCGATAAAGTAAACTTACCCAGCGATTACTGTCCAAAATTGACACATGTCTCCATTCTATCTTGAGTGATTCAAGAAGAGATTTTTCACTTATACGTATTGGAATATCGGGTCTCGTCGTCTGGAAAGAATTTATATACAGATAATCAAACAGATCCATCAGAATACATTCCAGTTTAACCGGTGTGACTCTATTTTTCAAAATGGTACTATCATCATAATAGGTATAGTCATGTCTTAGAAAATTAATCCTTTTTCCCTTTACACTATCTAGAAATTCTTCCAACAACATCGAAACATCAATTCTTTCAGCATCGTCTGGAATACTATCTGTTTTCTCCAACTCGCTATCATGATAGTGATAGCGATAAATTTGACCACGGAAGGAAAACCACCTCTCAAACATTTTTTCGTAATAATGTGCAGCCATTTATTGGATATAATGTTTTTTAAATAATCATTTTCAATATAAAATGCAGCTAGATGTTTTTGTGAAGCGGAAGCGTCTTGAGGAATCCAAACATGGGTTGAATATGGAAGGTAAAATCCCCGATAAACGGAAGTTTAAAGTTGAGATGACTCCGGAAGAATCACTTGAGAAGAGTATTATCTCCGAGATTGAAACATTTGGCGCACCTGATCCAGGGAGAATGCTGACCGTGATTAAAAAGATTCCTCATTGGCAAACTTTAAACATCACACTTCTCTTGATAGTTTATTTCTATTTTCTAGAAAGAAATTTTGATTTTGGAATTGTGATCAAGAATTTTGATCAAGATTTTGATAATGTGGTAAAAGATATTTATGAAAGGGGAAGGTTTCCAAAACTGGATGGAGGGAAATTTACACCTCTTGAGAAATATAAATTTAGACAGGATTTCATCATCTATATGATCTTGATTGATAATATTGATTTGGAAGGATTGGATCTTCCGATTGGTGGAGGTGATCAGACGAGTGAAACAAATACATTTTATGATGAGGCAGTGCCAGGGTTTGATGTCATCGGAGATTAAAATTAAATTATATCTAAAATGAATCAAAAATTCTTGGATGCATTTGAAGAACCATTTATTGCATTAAAATATTATACACTTAAAGACTCATATGTGCCACTTCCTGATGAAAATATGAAATCAGAAAAAATAGATCTCCGAAAAGTGAAGATACCCCAGAATATCGTTGATATTTACTGGTATATTGAAGGAGAACATGATGAAGAAGATTGGGAATTCCTGGGCAAGATTAAATATGGAGACAGTTTCAAATATATTTATTTCAATGCATGGTGTGATTATACCGGTTTTGATTGTCAAGGAGGGATAAAAATATATATTAGTGGGAGTAAAGATAAATTAGAAAAATATGCTGTTAATTTTGATAATTAATTTTGATTTCAACTTCTCGTTTGATTAACATTCCCAAAATCAGAATAATAAAACTAATCATAATCACACAGATCAATAAAATAAAATCATTCGAAATACTTGTTTCAAAATTATATGTCTGGGTTCCATCTCCATAGTTGGTGTCTGCAAGACCTGTTGCGGCGGGATTAAATTCATTACAAGGGAGGACCTGTGGGACTTTGGTGACATGATCAATTATTATACAGACACTATTAGGACAGTATCTCTGAAAAGTAGTCTGAACATCCATCCCACTCGACCTACCGTCTGGGTCAGTTGCACCAATTTTGGAGAGAAGTGATACAAAATCACTATCCACGATACACCGACATGGTTCATCTGAATAAAAGGGGCTGTTCGGGTCACAGGCTGTACAGATTTGTTCAAAATTAAACCTTTGATTGGTACTTCCTTCTACATTCAAACTAATATTCGAGAGAACACACACTGCACTTCGACACTGAATTTGTTCAGCTCCATTTATATCAAAAAGTTTGATAGATTTCTGATTATAACAAAGAGGATCACATGATTTTGGAAAATTTTCACCTCCACCATCGGAGGTAGGTAGGTTTTCCATGGCTGGATCATTTGGAGAAAAACAACCGCACCAACCCAACAAATCAGGGTTGACCGAAACATATGTTCTCTTATCCTCAACATCATCAAATCTGTTCAAAATACTTGTACAGATACTATCCACAAATAGATTTCCAATTCCTCTTGTCCGAGCATCCGCGAAAAATTTTTGGAGATTTTGAGTTTGAATATAATATCCCTGACGTATATATGGTACAATCTCTGGTTTAAACTGGGTTGGGGATGGCTTTGTAGCGAAATACCAATTCAATAAAAACGATGAAAGAAGCTGAAGATTACCTCTTGCCGGAGCAAAATTAACTGGCTCGCCTAAAAAATAGACTGTCCCAATACGTGAAGCATAATCGAGTGCATTTTCATAATTTCCCCAATTATTGTAGAAAGTAGGTGGGTCTATTCTGATTCCAAGATCGGTGTTTACTCCCAAAAGATCATGAACAATCCGGATCTTGTCTGGATCATTCCCACCAATCAGGGGTTTATAAAATTCTGTCTGAGTCAAATCTCCTCCAATACTGTTATAATATCTAATAAAGGAGTTTGGATCATATCCAACTGGCAAACCATTCACCGACATCTTCTTTTATTCAATGTTAAGATTTATATCAATCTGATATAAATAAATATTATCTAGAATGATGAAAAATTGACCTTACTCCATCCAGAGGAAGTGTAAACACCCAAACATGGATCACCGCCTGCCCCTGTATCGTCCCTGATATAAATTACCTCTCCCTCCTCCGGTGTAGCCCCAGAAGCAGTATAGGCTGTCAGGGTATTGTATGGAGAAAGATTAAGATGTTGTAAATAAACTCTGTCCCAAGAATATGTAGTACTTCCCAAATCGTATGTCACATCGGCCCCGGGAATGATATCCGTCTCAGTATCAAGATTAATCAATCCTGAAGAATGAACCAAACCATTTCCAGTAGCATATGAAAGAAATTCGGAGACACCAATTCTCTCATCTAATGGATCCGCTATGTTTGGGTTATTCACTACCATGTAGAAATCAGAAACATTAAAATCTGTCACATCTGGAAGAATAGACAAATCAGTTGAGAGGACCGTTCCAGGGATAGCCATCCCTCCCGATGAACCGCAATGGGCTCTCAGAATGTCATCCATTTCTATTGTATGTGTAACACTCACCCCAGATGAATCATCTAGGAAAAGAACTGAATCACCAACAGCATAATTACTACTTGGTTCATATGTCGTTGAGACATAATCCCAGACCGGTGCACTTAGCCCAGTTGAGGTGAGAACATAATTTTGGTTTGTGGGATAATCTAGAACCTGCCAATTACTCCCATCATAATAAGCCATGTCTCCTTCCCCTGCATTACTCACCCCAATTTTCCCATCTAGTTGTTCCTGAATTGTCGAAGAAGTGGTAATGTCATGTAACGTTCCTAGTTCATTAGAATCAACGGTCACTTGAACTGAGTCGTGGTAGGCAACCAGTGCAGTGGGGTTAATCGCCCCGGTTGAGATGCTAGTTGTACCATATCGATTAATTGTTACATCTCCATTCATCTCCTGAAAAGTAAACTCGCTCACGCCGTCATAGATAAGAATCACCCCTGCCTCGGTCGACGAAGGAGTACTCTCAACATTATTAGCATCCTGAATAGAAAATGGAATATTGTTTAACCATCCATTTGTACTCTCACTTCTAAACCAAAACTCACCATCGTAACCAATCCCATATCCGCTATAGCCAGTTTGTTGACCAAAATTGATATAACCCGTTTGTGGATAGGCAGTCACTTCTCCATCTACCCCGCTTCCTGAAACAACCGTTCCGCTGGTTCCACTCCAATCCAAGAAATTGTAACCGCTTGTATCCTGAGCCACGGCGGTAGATATGTCTCCTGATGCTCCGGTTGTAATATCGATGGTGTAACTTTCCCCGTTATCAAGGAGAACTTGTGCTTCTCCGCCAACATATCCACTGCCACTGTCGTTGATAGTCAGGGTTTGACTTTTCAAATAATTGGGACGAATTAGAATATCATTCCCCTTCATAGTGTTAATGTATTCAGGTCCGGTGTAGGCCATGATGTCAAAATTATATTTTAACCCAAGGTTCTCCCTGGCTTCCTCACTGGTACTTCCATTTGTTCCACCACTTTCAACGGGTAGGGTCCCAGTGATTCCAATCGTTTCCGCCACATCAAAATCAATTTCAAACCGATTCTGGGTAAGACTAAATGTGGTAGTTGCCGGATCAAAGGCAACTGGATCAACAGCACTTATTCCATCCGAGCGGAGGTAGGGATTGTCTACATCATTTGAAAAACTTCCCAGAGAGACATTTGAAAATTGAATCCGACGTTGATTTCCATCAGTGTCGACAATAACCATGGTGGTAGTTCCATCACTATTGGGGGTAGTTGAAATCTCAGAGAGTTTGGTATCAATTCTAACCGTTTCACCTAGGGAGGAGGGGGCGGTGGAGTGTGTCAAACCCTCTCCAGAAATTAGGTTGGGCGCATAAAGCAAACGATTTTGAATCAGTTCAACTGCATTACCACTACTGTTTACTTTCATAATGTAATTAGCACTCCCAGTCAGAGATTGAACATTTGTCAAACTATCCCATTGAACACTACTTGTTCCAGACCCGGTGAAGGTCATTGGTTTCCAAGATGAGGTAGCTGCATCCCAACCTAGAACTTGATTATCCAGAGGTGTTCCATTAACATCATTTAGATCATTTAGATCAGCATCAAGAAGAATTGTTCCAGAGTTAGTGATAGTATCCTCCCCGCCAACGACTGAAAGACCGGTTGAGGCTGTCAGTGATGTGACAGTTCCACGTGTTATGTTGGCATCAATCTCGGTATCTACGTAGGTTTCTGTGGCGAGATTCAGACGTTTCAGATTAGTGGCAAACATATTTTTGATACGAACAAATAAAAATCAAATCGTTATGTTTGATTTTTCCTAAATTGTATCTTTAACTTAGTCAGGTGTTTCGATATTTTCAGTGGGAAACAGGTCAACCGACACCGCTCCCCGGTAATCAAACTTGATATTTCGAACCGACCCTGGCTTGTAACCTTTAAATGAATTCAGAGTTGCCATACATCTTCTTCTAAAAATATTTGGTTCCTCTTCTTCCCAACGTTTTATACTCCTTTCACCACTTGTGTAAAGAAAATCTCCCCGATGTTTAATACCATAAACACCATATGATTTATCCCCATATTCCTCACTGTCATCATCATCCTCTTTATCATGAACTCTTGTGGAGATAATATCATTAACTGCATTTGAAGTATGGGCAATGAAATGAAACAGATACTTATCATTTTCATAAACATTGACATTCCCAGATTTCAAACCAAGATAAATTCTGCCTTTGTGTGAAGTAATACAGTTAACACCGCCGTAATCAAAAAAATCATCCACAGTAATTTCAGAAGAATCCGAGATAATTTTCTGTAGTTTCTCCCCCACAGAGATATAGTAAAATTTTTTTCCAACAAACGCAAAACATTCTCTTTTAGGGGAAAATTTTGTTCTCAGTCTGGACTCCAAGGCTAGTGTTTTTGGAATATAAAAATAGAATGTCCCAGATGTCGTATAGTATAAAACTATCCGATCCTCAGTGAAGCTTATGTTATAGTTGTTCGGCATGACGGATGTCTCTATAACTGGTTTTCCATTCACATATTTTTTAATAGTTTCTCCAAAACTATACATATGCCCATCATAGACATAAAGCAAATCATATTCAACTTTTTTGAAATCATACACCTCAATCTGTCTTTTATTCCTCGAGTCTATCCGAACCAATTTTGCTTCACTGTTGGGAGTGTAAAGAAATCCCCCTGAAACAGTTGAGATAACTGGGATCATACTCTCATATTTAATATTACTGGGGACCCAGTTCAAACAACACCAATTTTCGGGGATAACATCACGAACCACTTTGGAGAGAGCCCATGTATCGAATGGGTCTAAATATTCACATATTTCCAAGATCAATTCGGATGGAAGTTCATGAAGCCTGCAACTTTGCATTTCAGTTGAACTAATTCTTTATTATTTTCAATTGTAATAAAATGGAATTATTTTAGTTAACGCTGATTTCGATTCGGGAGACAATAGCATTTTGTGTACTCTTATATTCTAATATAGCATTGGTGATAGTTCTTCCCCCACTGTTCCAACCTATAGTACTCTCGACATAACCACTCCCCCGGTCAAGATTACTTCCCATCACATTTCCGTTCTCATCCACCACACGGAATTCAACACCGGTACTGCTACTCAAAACAACGATATAATCACCACTTAGAGAACCAGGCGAGGGATCAACATTTTTGGTGTAGAAGTTATAAAGCTGGGTCCACTCGTTCGTAATTTGCAATTTTGTTTCCTCCTCCCCGATGAAAAGAAGCCGTTGCTCTGGTTCTTTCTTAGTCAACTCATAAATCGAAACACCGAATAGAGCAGCGAATGAAGCAAAGAAGAGAAATAGGATTATTCCAAAGACGGCCATATCCTTGTTGATACTTGGCTTATCCATTTTTAGGTAAAATTGAAATATTATTTAATGTCAGCCATTTTAAATGGGTGACCTGGACATTTTCAGATTGACTCGAATTTTTCGTTATCATTCCAACACTCATGACACAATGGTTCGATACGATGGCAAGGATGAATTTGGAAATCCTGTCTTTGTCCATATGATGGACATCAATGGAAACTTTGATGCGGGACACATTGAAGTGGATGAGGAAGGGGATTACATTGCCATGCGTACAGGTGACTATACTATGGATCGGATCAGAGCTTTTTCTCAAATGACTCCCCGTCATCCTTTCCTTCTTCCCGAACGGTGGTGGGAACCGGAGGGGAAGAAGAATATCTCCTTTAACGCTGCAAGGCGTTACAACCTACATGTCGCTCCTCTGCTACGAGGAATTACTAGGGAAGATGTTAAAGAGTCGAAGAGAATCCAAAGCGAGTTGAAACATTTTCACCAGTGCCTACAGAACTCACCGTCCCTAAAGACGTTGAATATTCCGTATGAGATATGTGAACTTATCTTTAGTTTCATTCCTCTCTACTATTTCAAAGGTGTTACAAAAGAGGATCTCCTCGAAAATGGCCCTGATCATATTCCAATTGAAGATGTTAGATTTCTCGAACATGATGCAACAGGTTATCTTGTTTCATACAATCAAATGAATCGGAGAAACAGGTACAGACATTTTACTGTATTAGATGATTCAAGTAAATTATTCCAACAGGAACAGAAAAATTTGATGATGCTTATGTTGTGTTTGTACAGAAGGGGTTTGGATGAGAAAACACGGATGCATCTACTGAGTTTTCTGAAAAGAGTTGATTTTGAACCACGTCTTCAACGTTTTATTGGTTATGAGTGTCATGCTCATTACGGAGATTTCGACACAGATGACGAGGTTTAAACGGATAGTAACAATTCAATTCTAATAAAATTGAATTGCTTAAAAAGCATTTTATCTCTTAAAACAATGTCGGAATGGATAAAAGGTGAGTTTCACTGTTACGAAATTGAGGTGACTGACGACGCCGAAAACAATGATGGAGAAGCAGCCACCGAAATTCGTTTGTGGTGTATGACCAAGGAGAGTGATCCGTGTCTACTTCGAGTCCGTGATTTCCCGGTTTTCTGTAAAGTGGAGCTTCCGCTCCTAGAAGACACCGATGGAGATCCAATAGATTGGGACGATCGACGTGTAGGAGAGTTGATGAACGACCTTGAAAAGGCTCTTGACTACAAGGAAATTCCTCCCCCCAAGAGCTGGGAATTTGTAAAGCTCAATAAACTTTTCTACTATTCCAAGAAGAAATTCCCTTTTATTGTGATGGTTTTTAACACTATCGGACATCAATTTGATGTTAAGAAAGTGTGCAACCGACTGCGAACTAGAAGATATGGTCAGATATCACTCCCCTTCCTAGAGACCGATATCAAGATCTATAACAAACTGTATTCAATGCAGAACATGAGCATGACTGATCGTTTCACTTGTAAAGTCAGGGAAATACATCCTGACAATCCAGACAGAATCTCAAAAGAAGGAATCAAGGCCGATCACCCACTCGTTCCAAAGGGGAGTATCTATGCTCAAGAGAGACCATTCATGGAATATGAAGTGAAATGGAAAACTATGAAACCAAGCAAGGATGTCTGGTTCTCCTATCCAAGAATCTGTTCATTTGATATTGAATCTTATTCTCATAACACACGTGTTTTCCCTGAAAAACATGATGATGAAGATGTGGTCTTCTCGATCTCTCTTACCTTTATGAAATTTATGGATGAGGATACAAGGGTAGACATCATTATCATTATTGGAGATACTCATCCAGCCAAAACAATTGATGGGACTGGAAGATTGATTATCCATAACGTGAAAGATGAGGATGAGCTGTTCCAATGTTTCTTTGATTTGATTGAGGCGTATGATCCAGATGCCTTCATTGGATACAATATCTATGGTTTCGACTTTGATTATATGGATGCCCGGATCAAGGATCCTGGAGGTGACTGGCCCAACTTGTCTCGCTTGACAGAGGAATCTGGTGGTAAGTTCCGGTTGAAAAATGTGAGTTGGTCGAGTAGTGGACGAGGGGCAAACAAGATGTTTATCCCTGAATGTAGTGGAAGGATAAGTTTTGATATGTTCAAATATATTGAGATGGATTACAAACTTCCAGACTATAAGCTTGATACTGTTTCAAAAGAATTTTTAGGGGAAGGAAAGGAGGATCTTAAGTATCATGAGATGTTTGAGATTCACAAAGAGGTACGAGCTATTCAAGAACAATTGGAAAGAGGATGGGATGTATCTCCTACCCGTCTCAGGAAATCCCTAGATGATAACACTCTGGTAGTCAAATACAACGTAATGGATTCCGTTTTGGTAATTCGACTTTTTGAGAAGTTGAATGTCTGGATTTCAGTGATTGAGTTATCTTCAGTGGTAAGGGTCACCCCAATGGAATTCTGTACACGCGGTCAACAAATGAGATGTGTGGCTCAGATTTATCACGCTGCTTCACACCGCGGGATTGTGATGAATGTACGAGAAAGGGAACCACTTTTTTATGAAGGTGGTTATGTGGGTACCCCGATTGTTGGTTTCTGGAAATTGGAGCTGTGTTTTGATTTCAACTCTCTTTATCCATCTATTATCCGTGCTTATAACATTTGTTATACTACTTTAGTGAAGGATTTGGATAAGTACAGAAAGAAACGGGGAGATGAGAATGTGAACATCTTTGATATTGAACAGGATGAACCAGAGGGATGGACACCTCCCAAGAAAGATCGTTTTGATTATAAGGGTTATGAAGGGGATAGCGGCGGTGACTCCGAAGATGATGATGACGATCCGGCGGTCGCGAGGCGGAGAAAGAAGAAAAAAGAAGAGAAACGTGTCACCCGGAAGTATCAATTCGGATTTGTCAAGGCGAATGTGAAGGTGGGTCTCCTCCCTCAAATTGAGGAGATTCTCTTGACGACTCGAAAAAAGGTCAAGAAAGAGATGAAAGCCAATAATAGTTTTATTGATCTACTTGACAAAGAATTGTTTACTCCTATGCGTGAGAACGAGGGATTGACATTGGCTGATATCAAGAATGAGGAGGCACGGAAATTTGTTTTGAAGCATTTTAAAGATGCCGAGGATGACTTCGTACTCTCTAGTGGAAGTAAGGTACTGGTCAAAGATTATACATCAAACGTTCAGGTGATGAGCAACTTCTTGGATGCTCGTCAAAAAGGGTTGAAAGTATGTGCTAACTCACTGTATGGTTTCCTGGGTGCTCAGGGAATGAATCGGTATTCTCTCATTGAAGGCGGGATGTGTGTCACTTACATGGGCCGAACATTGATCAAAGAGGCCGGGGCATTCTTCGAACTACATTATGGTGCCACCGTTGTTTATGGGGATAGTATTTTGGGGGATGAGCCAATTTTGGTCAAGTATGACGGTTATGAGGAATATATAACTACTATTGAGAGGGCGACAAGTTTTGGTGAATGGGATAGTTATGAAGGTTTCAAAGTTGGAGAAAGTAACCGGAAGGAAAAACAACAAAAGAAAGGTCATGGTGCAAAAGTATGGAGTAAAGGGGAATGGCACAAAGTTATTAGATACATTCGTCACAAAACCAAGAAGAAGATCTACAGAATTGTCACACCCAAAGGCATTGTTCATGTCACAGAGGATCATTCACTTCTTGATCAGAATTGGAAGAAGATCAAACCGTCGGATTGTAAAATTGGTCAACAGTTGGCTCATTCTTATCCGCCCGTATATGATGGGGATTCGGTGGATCCCGGAGTTAAGAGTCATCAAGTGGTGGTTGATCTCTCCAAAGTAAACAAAAAATATATGGCAGAAGCTTATCTAGATGGAAAGAGCCGGGGTTTTGAAATAGATATAAGTCATGTTAAAGATGACACATATAGTTTTGAGTTCTATAGAATGAGAGGAGAACCGTGTGATGTTGAACGCGAGGAGATGAATAGTATAATTTCAATTGATCTAATTCATGAGGAATACACTGATTTTGTCTATGATATTGAGACTGAGAACGGTCATTATCAAGCAGGGATTGGTGAGATTAATGTCAAAAATACGGATAGTACAATGGTTCATATCCCATCTCTCAATGATGATCCGACTAAAGTTTGGGAACTAGCCAAGAAAATGGAGGATCATATCAACGGAAATCTCCCTGGTGTTGAGAGTATTTTTCTCCCACCTCTCTATCTGGAAGCCGAGAAAATGATGCGAGTTCTCCATATGAAAAAGAAGCACTATGCCTATATGGAGTATAACGAAGCAGGGGAAATCATCAAAGAAAAGAACAGTGATCGTCCCAATTTGGAATGTAAGGGAATTATGATCGCCCGCCGGGATAACTGTTTGTGGTCTCGTTTCATCTATGAAGATATTATCAGATCTGTCTTTGCCGATGCTACACCAGCTGATATTTATGATAAGATCATTGACATTATCATGGAGATTATTGATGTTAAATTCGAGGAGATTATTCCGAAGTTCTCCCTAGTCAAAGGTATGGGCCATAATTATAAGTCCAAAACGGCTCCTATGTTTGTCTTTGCTGAGGAGATGAAAAGTGTCAAACGTCCCATCCAGCCCGGTGAACGGGTTAGGTATGTGGTGGTGAAAGATCACAAGGGACGAAGTGGTGTTGCGCCAAGCATGAGATCAATGGATTTCTTTTTGGAGTGTTGGGATGCCTCACCAGTTCCTTATGGAGAACCACTTCCAGAGGATTTCGTTCCTGAGGAAGGTTTGTATCCACCAGAGGAATTGGACATCTATTATTATATTGAGAAAGTGTTAATGAATCCTATTGACAGGTTGTTCTATTGTATCTTTAATCGTGATATTGAGAAATTTGAAAATGTGAAGTACAAACCTCAGATTCGAAAAGGTCTTCGCCCAGTTCCAGCTTCTCATCCGGTTAAGATGACCCTTCAATTCATCAAGGATAATAAGAAACATATTGACAAGAAGGGTATCAAATGTATTAAGAGTGAACTAGAATATATGAAAAAATGGTTCCGAAAAATCCACTAACTCTCAGATTCACTCAACTCTCACACCCGGCATACCCAAATCATATTCCCAATGTTTATCAAGAATTACACCTTTTTCCTTGGATTCTGAGACCATTTGATAAATTTTGTCTTTTATGGATGCAGCATCTTCGTAATATGGATTATCAATTTTCCCAATTTCTGTTTTGAGAGTACAATTAGCACAGTTTTGAAGGCATTCAACTAGAGAATCATAATCACTGCTTCCAAACATAACAAAAGTTTTACTGCTATACCTGACACATGTGTCGGAAACACATTTCCTACAATCTTTTTTAATCTCTGATGTATAAGCAAGTAATTCATTATTATATGGATTTTCAGGGTATTGATACATATTTTTAAACACAGAATATTGAACTGGGTCCATCCAGCCTTGGTTAACCATATTCTCTCTATTTTCCTCCATAATATTTCTCCCAGGCACTTCCCCAACTAGCATTTTAATGCAGAGCAAAAAGTTTATCTGAATTTCATTTGAATATTAAATGAAATATATAATAAAATGCTACAGTCTACTTTTCTTCAACGTCTTCAAGTTTTCTTTGTCGGAACTACTACGGTTGGGGTATGGCTTAATCTAATATATAGTCATCCGGATCGTTTCCGAGGTCGAGACATATATGATGACGATGAGTAATCCGTCATATCTTTAAACCCCATAAATTTCTTCGACGTTAGGTAAATCTACAGGAACATCTTCAGTCAATGGACCATCCCATTCTTTTTCACCAAAAGGATCTTCTTTTGAAGGAGGGATACGTATTTTATTTTCCAACAATTTTATTTTTTTCGATGCTTCATCATGTTCTTTTCTATACTTACTCTTTCTCATTGCCAAAGTCCCTGTATTCTCAATCAGTTCTTCACTCACAAAAACACACTTTCTACAATCACCAATACATTCCAGTAGTTGTTCCTTTGAAGTAGCTGCAAACATATAACCTCCCCAGAACCTTTTTACAATTTTACACATTTCACTATCATTACACAATCTACATTCTCTTTCAAACTTTTCCTTAGTCTCTTGGAGAAGTCTTTCTCTGTCAAAATATTCGTTGATTGTAAGTTCTTTTTCTAAAGGGTAACCTACTTTTTCCTTTTCTTCCATACTCGCAATATATTCATGTGGATTTACAAATCCTTCGCTTTCTAACCAGTTCCTCGCCTTTAATATATTCATCTTTTATATAACTGAAATATAAAAAGAAAACCTAAAAAGAAAATGCCCGAGGGACCAGAGGTACGAACAATTGTAGATGGTTTGAATGAGGAGTTGAAGGGAGAAAAAATCTTTTCAATTGAATTTACGGATAGTGGAAAATATCGAGATAAGGTCCCCGATCACTTCCATGCTTTTGAAGAGAATCTTCCACTCAGGATTAAAAGTGTTGAATGTAGAGGAAAATTTATTTATTTTGTATTGAAGAATGAACACTACATTGCTAACTGTCTTGGAATGAGTGGAATTTGGTCTATTTTTGAACCGGATGAGAAACTTCCAAAACACACCTGTATGGTATTGAATCTAAAGGATAAGAAGGCACTCTTTATTGATCAAAGACACTTTGGAAGTGTTTATTTCTACATGAACAAGAGTGACTTTATGGAGAAACTAGATAAGATTGGTCCAGATTTCTTAAATGATAATGTTTCTTACGAGACATTCAAGAAGAGAATAGTTTCTCATCCCAGAATGAATATAGCCAATTTGTTGATGGATCAAAGTATTATTTCTGGTGTTGGAAATTACATTAAAAGCGAAGTTCTCTACCGTGCCAAGATCTCACCACACCTCTCAGTGAGTGAAATTGATGAGGAGAGATTAGAAAAGTTGTATATCTCTATTGGAAAAGTAATGAAAAGTAGTTACAAAAATAGAGGAATGAGTCAGGAAAACTATGTCGACCTAGAGGGTAAAAAAGGTGACTATGTCAACTTTTTGAAAGTGTATCGCAAGAAAAAAGATCCGAAGGGGAATCCGGTGAAAGCAGAAAAAGTCAAATCAAGTAGAACGACTTATTGGGTTCCCGATGTTCAATATTAACTACTATATCATCATGTTTCTAACCATTATCGTTGTACTTTTATATATATCATCATATTCTAACCATTATCGTTGTACTTTTATATATATCATCATATTCTAACCATTATCGTTGTACTTTTATATATATAATATTCTAACCATTATCGTTGTACTTTTATATATATATATCATCATATTCTAACCATTATCGTTGTACTTTTATATATATATATATCATCATATTCTAACCATTATCGTTATACTTTTATATATATCATCATGTTTGATATATAGTAGTTTAAAGTGACCAACACTTGTGTTCATAATCCCAACGCATGATGGTTGGTTCGAGGCCTTCAGAAAACCGGCTCTCCTTGACCACTTCCGGGCCAAGAAGAAATTTCAAGTCACTACGAAAGAAATCAGAATAGCGAAAAATGCCGCCTGAAATATATGCCCAGGCGATTGAACCCACAAAAATGACACCCTGCCAGTTACAGTCGTGGAGTTCTGTAAAATGAAAATTGCAGGAATGAATGTTTGTATCCCGAAAATTGACCCGGTTCATGCTGGCATAACTGAAGTTTACACCACGGAAATTCGTCTCGGACAAATTCATTCCATCCAGAATAGCCCCAGAGAGGTCAATCTTAACCACACCGGGGTATCTCTCAAACAAGATTTGAAGATCTCGTCGATTGTAAAATTCGCCCGGGAGAAGAAACTGGATGATGTAGAGATAAATCTCCACTGGAAATTTGCAAACTGAAACGAGGGCCAAGATGAACTTGGTTCTCATCTCTCTCAATTCATTCTTGACAGGTTCCCTGCAGTTGATATGAGTCAGCCGGAACTGGTGCTCCGCAAGAATTCTTTTTGCGTTGGAGCTAAGCTTTTCCATTTAAATCCGAAGAATTTAAATATAGTTTCAATTTTATACACGTGTAACATCCATTTCTAAACTATAGTCATCCGTTCTGTAAAATACAGTCAAATCGTCTAACAGTTATCAACTTTGTTTATATGTACTTTATTTTAAGGGACACAGAACAAATCCCTTTCATCTTCCTCACTTAAATTTCACATTCTTGATAAAGATGTTCCTGGCTCCATTAACATCTCTATCGATAACTAGTTCGCAAACACGGCACTCATAAACTTCAGAACTGCCAACATTATTGAGAGATCCGCACCTTGTGCAGGTTTTAGATGTGAATGATTCATCAACAATATGTAATTTTGTGTTAACCAAATCACAACGATGTTTCAAACGTTCTTTGAATTTGTAAAAAATATAGTGAAGACTGGTTGTTTGACATTTCGGTGGCATGTAACAAAATCCAAACCGGAATACTCTGCCTTGGTCCATATTGGGAATTTGATATAACCGAAAAGGAACGAAAAAGACAGGAGGAAGAGCCTGGGTTTAATGGTTATTATACAATCTACGATGAATAATTATATATTTCTTACAATATCAAGGATGATTATGCTTTCTCAATTGATACAATATAAATAGAAAATCCAATCATAATCAACCCCAAGAGTAAGAAAAAGAATTGATTCCTTCGATACTTTCTCATATCTTCGTAGAACTGATCAGTGTCAATTTCACGTGCTGGCATCCTTTTTATTTACACTGGGTAATTAAATCATAAAAGCCTGCCTCAAAAACTATATTCTTTGGAATCCTTTCACTGGCATCACAGAAGAAAGAGGCCATCTCACGATTTGTATACCCATTCAAATTCTTTCCACTATCACTATAAGCAACCAAGAATTGCTTCTCTTTCATAGATCGTGCGCATTTATATAACTCTTTGATATTTTCGATCATCATCTCTTTTGAAATAGATCTCCATCCACTTTTCTCATAAGTGATACCACGCTCATCAGTATATCCCGCTTTCAAATTTTTGGTGATCAATCCATAACTTTGTCCCATCAACCCTCTCCCTTGACCGTATTTGGCACCAAACTTCTGCATGGCTGTTCGGGCAGCACCCATTCCATGACGTCCTTCCGGATTACTTCCAAAAACAAAGATCTGATTTGGTTCAAGATGTTGAATCATCCCATGATAAACATATCTACCCATTTTATCTATAATATCAGATTTACTCGAGAATCAATTTTTTTTCAGAATTGATTCTCGAGTAAATCTGATACCGACAAAAAAAAATGGTGAACCTAGGGAAAGCAATCTATGATATAAGGGATCCACCTCCCCTTGAAGAGTGTCACAAAGCTCTAAGAAACTGTCCAATTATGAGGATGGGAAAGATAAAACCAGGGACAACTTTCAAAAATGGTTTTGTAATTCCACAACAAGAATGTATTGGGTGTGGGATATGTGTTAAGAAAGCAAAGGGTTTAAAGATGACCCATCCAGAGGGTAATATTTAAATACAATTGTAATACATAATTTTATTTTATCGCTTGATCATACAGTGGGTGCAGCGTCCCCAGCGTTTCTCCCGTGTTAAATCAATCTCCTTGCAAGTGATGCACCGAGCCCGAGAATGATCTGAAATGTAGTTGGGGTTGCACCACCAGTTTTTAGCCACTCCTGGATGACGAGCACAAACCGCACAAACCAGAATCACCATTTCTTCCGATTCGTACTTGTCCTCCCTGACCAGACGATGGTTTTCATTCCAGATGTAAACCCCCCGACATGGAGAGTATTGACACTCGCATTTTGGACAGGTGCGTTTGGTGGTGCACTTGTCCTTCACGGATGCACAGCTTCGCCACCTCATCATGTTGTTGTAACATATCCAACAACACATATTCCGGGCCATCTTCGGGTCCTCCCCTCTACAAATCTGATAGAGAGAGACGTGTTCCAGAGGGTTACAATAGTAACATTTTTCAATATTGACTGAACTCATCTTTTCTGACTGAAAATTTAATAGAAACTCAATTTCTGACTTCCTTAAAAGAAAAGATGCCTGATTGCAGTTGGTGCAATGAACACAATTGCCCTGCTACAGAGGAAAATGTATCTGGTAAAAACAGATGGTTTTTTGCCAAAAGCAAGGCACAATTGATTGAGGAAATTAACACAAAATGTGCTCGTATTTGCGGGGAGTGCGCAAAAGAGGTTCAAATGAAACTTGATCGAAGTGGAACTGTGAAGGGCAGGAGTTTGCTTGGGAAGCCTACAAGTTATCATCGCGAATTGAATCAGGGAGAAAAAGATGGTTTAATGAAACTGAGAGAAAAATATTCAAATCTGGCCTATCTTTCAGATGAATATCAGCCGATAGATGAAACAACTGCTTTTATAGGGGATCCGGTTTATAGACCAGAAACAAAACAAACCCCACGAGAAATAATTATTCAGGAAAGAGAAAGGTTAATTGGTCAAGAGGAAAGATTAAAGGAAGCACAAGAGGACCCTGACAATGAAATGAATTTTATTTGGGATGAACCAGAAATCCTCGCCAACGCTGTTTCTCCGACACATCAGGAAATATTGCTCGCGATTCCTATGATTGACTCATACCTAAGAGGGATTAACTTTATTACCCATATGGTTTGTGCGATCTCCGGTCAAGAGAACAGAATGTACATAGATAATAGTATTACGGGAGAAGATCGATTAGAGGCCGCCAGGGCTGCAGGGTATATAGTTCCAGTTAAAGGAGAACCACACATATATGAGATGAGTGAAAAAGTGTTATGGAATTTTGGAAGATTTCAAGATGTCTGGAATAAATATATCACTAGATACGACCCTAGTTCCCCTGCCAATTTTATTGGAGAAATCCATGCTGAGGAATGTGTCCCGCATTTCTAAATATACAATATTTTTTTTATTATTGTATGTAAATCTCGGTACTGAGATCATGCAGATGCTAGCCAGGTTCGCGCCGCGTCACGTCCAGCCTCCGCGTCCTTCGGCTCAGCAATGTACGCCCGCACCATCGAACGATAGACAGCCGGAGCCCGATCCCGCGGAACGACACAGGCATGGATGAGATCGTAGATATGCACCCCCTCAATCGGATCAGACGACCCGGCATCGAGAGTGTCCAATAG